TTAGTATTACAGATGACCCTACTCTTGATTCCAAGGTTTCAGGAACAGAGACATCTGGCGGCACAAAGAGTTCCAGTAGCGGAGAGGCAACTCTTACAGATAGTGCAGCTGATTTTAGTGATGTAAGCCCTGGTGATATTGTTCACAATACGACCGATAGTTCTTCTGGCGTAGTGGTGAGCAAGACATCATCAACCGTACTGGTTACTGCACTCTTCCCAGACGATCCTAGTGCTACTACGGATAGTGATTGGGATGCGAGCGATGCTTACGTCATACAGCCACAGGGAAGGTTTAGAATTGTTCTAAACCCTCCCCCAAGTACGGCAGGACACACAATAACATTTTATTACGTACAGAAACCAGCCCCTGTATATTCTAATTTTGGTACATTCAGGTATCCACAGCATCTTGATTTAGCCACTGTTAAATACGCAGCATGGTTGTTTAAATATAAAGATAGAGAGCCTAGTTTTGCTGATAGACTATATCAGATGGCTGATGCGGAGATGAGGAGAGGTAAACACGGTGTTGATAAGGCACTTATTAGGAGTAAAGTCAGGGTTAATATGTTAGCTAGGAACTGATAATGGCAAAGACAACATCAAAGGGAACAACAAAAAAAACAGACAAGGAATTAAAACCGTTTCAACTTGGGTTAACGGGAAGGCTTCTTTCGTCTGTTAATTCAACACGTATTGTTACGGTTGGTGCTGGCGACACACAAACAAAGGCCACTACCATTGATAATTTTAAGAGTTTAAAAAACCTCCGTTATACTGATAATGGTATTCGTGGTATAAGGGGTATGACTAAGATAAACTCAACGGCCCTGTCCACGCACCCAAAGATAAAGCATGTACATCAGTTTAAAGAATCAAACCAACATGTACTTGCACAGTCTTATAACAGCGGAGATACACAATCTAAGATATACAGGAACGACACAACCGTACCTAATACTGGCGACTTTAATGCAACAGCGTTGCATACAGACGCTTCTGGTGCAGGCAAGGGCAGGTTTGATAATTGTACGCTGGGACGGGTTGTTTATTGTAATAGTGCGGAAACAATGGTATGGGGTGGTGACAAGGCAAGGGTATCAAACTTTACAGTCTATGATCCCAACGGTACGTTTCTTTATGATTACACTGAACAGGTTCAAAACACACTGACTGATTCATCTAATGTGGCTACGTTTAAACGGGTATCAGGTATAGGTAGTGAGACTAAGCTATTGTTACATTGTGATGGTTCAGATGAATCTACGACAATAACAGACAGTTCTCCCACCACGGCCCATACAATGACAGCAGTTGGTAATGCAAAGCTTGACACAGCTATAAAGAAGTTTGGGACTGCCAGTCTTCAGCTGGACGGAACTGGCGATTGGGTTACGGCCCCAGATGATGCAGACTTTGTACTATCAGGCGGTACGTGGACATGGGAAGGATTGGTTTATTTAAACAATTTAAGTGCAGATCATGGTCTTTATTCTCAGGCTAAAAGTTCTGCCACTTCAGATTATATACAGGTATATATAGATACAAACGGAGCTATTAATCTTGATATAAAAGAGACAACGGCTGCAACGGGAACAGTTACTCTTGACTCAGGTGGAGCTGGCTCTGTAGATGGTATAACCGTAAATAGCGTGGCTATAATGTCTGGTGCTGAATCTTTTGATACCGACCTCAGTACTACAGCTACAAATGTAGCAAGTAATATAACTGCCAATACATCATCTCCTAATTATACAGCAGCTGCAGTTGGTGCTGTTATAACAATTACAGCAGTTACAAAGGGTACAGCCACTAATACATATGCTGTTGTAAGTTCAGCAACAACAATAGCAACTACTGATGCAAATATGAGTGGTGCCACATCAAGTAATGTTATATCACTGTCTACTCCAAATAGTGTTATATCTGCGACAACATGGACACATGTACGTGTAGTAGAAAATGGGAATGATTATTATATATTTGTTGGTGGTATATCAAAAGCACATGTAAGTACGGCAAGTAGAACAGAAGCTGAAGCTGCTTATAACTCAACTGTATTTATAGGGGCAGTACATGACGGAACAAGCACAACTAAACCTCTTAATGGATATTTAGATGAAGTAAGATTGACTAATACAGCACTATCTACCACAGACTTTGATGTACCAGCTAGTGCATATACCACATCAACAGCTGATGTTAATATAAGGGTTGGTGGTATATTACCTATATCTGGGTTTGATTTTGTGGTTTCAAATGCCAATACGTCTACAGGATCATTAAGTGTTTATTACTGGAGTTCTACCAGTGAATGGACAGCAGTTACTAATCTTACTGATAATACCGCTTCTGGTGGTATTCCATTGGCCCAGTCAGGAACCATTACATTTGATTCAACAGAGGACATTGCGAGGCAGAAAATATTAGATGGTGTTTTGGGATACTGGTTTAAGATAGAAATAACAGATGCAGATGCTGCTACTGCTGTTTCTTCCATGTATGTAATTGAACCGTTTCAAAAGTTGAGGGATTTCTGGGATGGAATGCTCAGGTCATCATCGTCTGTTCAGTTATATGAAGATGGTGTGTATAAGGATAATACAACAAATGTTTTTGTAAACGGTTATACATACGAAGCCGCCACTGGTGGGGATGCAGCAAGTTATATTGTTATGGATAGCCTTCTGGCTACTGAATATATATTATGTGGTTTTTTTGAAAGACAACAAGGTCTTAATTGTAAACTAATACCAGACCATACCAACGCCACAGCAAGTACAGTTATTACTGTATCATATTGGAATGGAACGGAATGGGTATCGGTTGGAAATGTTAATGATGGTACATCTTCTGATTCTATATCATTTGCTAAATCAGGATTTATAACATGGAATCCTGTTGCTGAGAATACTGAGTTTAAAAGAGAGATAAATAAAGAAGATCCTTCATTTTATTATAAACTATCATGGAGTCAGGCTTTTACTTCAGATATTCTTCTTTATCATTTATCGGGTATACCAGTACAGAAGTCACTTGGAAACTATACGTTTCCTTTATACGCACAGGGAAGAACCTTCCTGTTTGGCGACCAGGCAGGTAGGAAGAATTTCTGTATAGCTTCTGCCCTTGGAACCCTTAATAGTTTTTCAGGTGCAGATTCAGGAGACGGGCTTATTTTTGGGGATGACACTGAAGTAGTTGCTGCTGCTGAGATATTTGTTAATATTAATATAGGTGTAACAAGTAACCTGTTAATAGCAAAGGCAGGTGCTATGTATCTGCTAACTGGAACAAACCCAGAAGACTGGACTATTACACAGGTGGATAATAATGTTGGGTGTTCTGCTCCGTATACATTTAAAGCAAGTCCTGTCGGGCTGGAGTTTGCCCCTTTACAATCACAACAGATTGTTATGTGGCAATCATCAAACGGCATAATGATGTACGATGCTTCGTCTGTACATATAGTCTCTGCTTCTATAAGTAATTATTTTGACCAGACAAAATCGGAATCTATAAACCTTAGTAAGGTGGCAGATAGTTATGGGTTCTGGGATAACACAAACGGAGAATATGAGTACCACTGGTTATTTGCATCAGGGTCTTCTACTACACTTGACAAGGAGTTGGTGTTTGATCTAAGAAGACAGAAGTGGTTTGAGATTGACAGGGGCAGTAGTAATAGATTACAATGCGGGCTTGATGTTTCTACCACAAGCGGTGCACATTACAGTTATGGTGCAACTGGTTCTGGATACCTACAGAGACTGGAAAACGGAACTGCGTTTACGGGAGATGGAGGGTCTATAACATACGAGTTTGAACTTGGGGATTTACCTGTTTCTTCTGATATAAATATAGAGAGCGTAATAAGATATATTAGGTTGGTCATGGTGGCCAAAGGAACAACCTCCAGTACGGTTACAGTAACACATTATGGTGATATGAACCAGACAGGGAAAACAGTTACCCTTTCTCCTTCCAAGTCAGGGTATGATTCAACAATGCCAGCCAGTAGTGTGGCTGGCTCTACATGGGGAAGCCATGTGTTTCACAGGTTGAAGTTTACAATCAGCACTGATGATGAGACAATAGGATTTGAGCCGCTCTGGGTTAGCGGTCTTTATGAATTAAGTAGATTAAGATTGAAGGATTAAAGGGGGATATAATAAATGGCAGGATTAGGGTTACAAGAAGAATATAAATCAACGATGACAGGGGGTTTAGCCCCACAAGCTGAACAGCAACTTGCACAAACTGCTGCCAGGCAACGATTTGGCGGGAACAAAAACTTTGGCGATGTTGCTAGAAACCAACAGCTTCAGACAC